CTGGCTTTGGACCAGGAAATGAGGGTTCGATTCCTTCCACCGCAACATATTGGCATGTCGTACAATGGTAGTACGGTGGATTGTTAATCCTCTAATTTCAGTTCGAATCTGAGCGTGCCAGCAAATATGCGCCCATAGTCCAATGGTAGGACAGCATTCTAATAAAAGTATTGCGCTAGGACAAGCTCCCTAGAGCAAATTAAATACTACTTGAAATAATTAAGCTCGTTTCTAATGAATTTGATTAAGTAAAGTTAATTGATGCAGCTTTAGGTTCGAATCCTAATGGGTGCACAAAGATTATAAAGAAGTGATAGGAGAATCATGAGCAAGTCTTGGAAAAAACTAGAGTATGATGCGGCAGAATCACTAGGTGGTAAACGTATAAGCAGAGGAGCAAATTTCTCAGAATCAGTTCCAGACGTATACATTGAAGACTTCCCCAATTTTATGGTTGATACTAAGAGACGTAAGCGCTCTAATGCACTGACTTTGTATAATGAAATAAAAGAAAAGTATTGTAGTAAAAACGATGAACCAATCCTCATAATAAGGCAACATTTTAAGAAAACAGCTTTAGCAGTAATAGATATAAAATTACTAGCGAAGTTCATGAATTTCGTTAGAGATAATGGAGGTTTAGATGAGTTTTATAAGTAAGAAAAGAGTAAAGAAACCAACAATTGCTGTCATTGGATATACAGGAATGGTTGGAACGCCAGTCTATAGATACTTTGAAAATCAGAAATATCCAGTAATGGGAATGGCACTAGATTACAAGACACATACATGGGAAGAGATAAACGATAAGGCAGATTACATATTCATTGCAGTCCCGACACCATACGATTGGAATAAAAAGAGACCCAATATTAAACCGATAAAAGATGTATTGAAAAAGATATGCGGTAAGAAAATAGTAATAATTAAATCAACAATTCTTCCAGGAACTACAGCTAAACTTCAAAAGGAATATCCATGCTTGGATATTTTATTTAACCCAGAATTTCTAAGTGCAAAAACAAATTGGGTAGACTTTATAAATCCAGACAGACAAATAATTGGCTATACAAAAAAAAGTTATAAGCACGCAAATAAAGTATTGAACATGCTTCCCATTAGTCCTCATAGCGTAATGATGAAAGCTGAGGAAGCAGAGATAACAAAATATATTAACAACTTTCACGGCGCATTAATGGTTATGTTCGCTAACTTCTTCTATGATGTTTGTGAATCTGTTGATGCCAACTTCGAAGTAGTTAAGAAAGCAGCAACAGCATCGAAATGGGTTGGTTCTCCTATGGGTAGAATGTATTGGGATGTATTTAACGGAGGATTCAGAGGATATGGTGGCGGTTGTTTCCCTAAAGATGTTAACTCTTTACTTGATTGGTGTAAGGATAAAGGAATAGACTCAACCATGCTAGAAGCAACTAGAACAATGAACAGGAGATTATTAAATAATCAAGAGATGACAGAAGAAAGCGCAGAAAAAAAATGATAAAAAAAGGCAAACCAATAGATTTAAAATCTTTATTACCAAGTCCAGAAAATATTAATGCCATAGCAACAACGGTTGATTTTAGTCACTTAGATAAGGTTGCTATTAGGCGCTCTAAGGTTAGAGAACTAATGCAAATGGGATATAACGCCCATCAAATATCAATAGTATTACGAAATGGAATTAGGGTAGGACCAAAAGAAGAAGAAAAAATAATTGAAGTAGCCTCATCAGATGATACGGTTCTTAGAGATATTCAATACATAAAGACAGAGCTATTAGCAAACGATGACGACATGATGGTAAAGAGGAGAGAACTATTAGACAAACTAGGATTCTTATATAATCAGGCTGTTGCTAACTACGCACTATCTAAAGGAGCAGTAAAAAATAGTTTCCTAAACACAGCTTTGAATGTTCTTAATAAAGTTATGGAGGTTGAGGGAGTAAGGTCCCCTGATAACCTAAATGTTAATTTAAACGCAGATGCTAAAATAGCTCAGTTCTCTGCAGATATAAGTAAATTAGATGAAAACGACAAATCTCTTATTCTCGGCGCAATTCGAAAAATTCGTGAGCAACGCTTCGACAAAGGACTTAGAGGCGATGGAGTTCCTGATTCAACATCAACAGTACGAACACCGTCCAGTAAAGATGAAGGAGTTCCTAGAAAATCCTAACTTTGTAAGCGAACAGGATAAGCCGAGACCAAACAACAAACAATTACTGATAGATATTTTCGATAGTGGAAGCACCTTCGAAGAATTTGAGAACCTTGGTGTATACGAGGAAGCTTTGTATATCGCTGGTATTGGTTCTGGTAAATCTTACGTTTCATCAATGGCTATTGTCTATATTATTTATAGACTTCTTTGTTTAAAAGACCCTCAAGGATATTTTAATTTTGCTAAAGGCACTAAGATTGCTTTCATTAATATATCTACGTCATTCTCTCAAGCTAAGGACGTTGTTTTTAGTGAAATTAAAAACCGTATTGATAACAATCAATGGTTCCAAAACTTCTTTCCACCTAACCCAAGAATAAAATCTCTCCTTAAGTTTCCAAAAAGTCTTTTCATTCTTCCTCTTGGTTCTAATGAGGAATCACCTCTTGGATACAATATTTTCGGAGCTGTTATCGATGAAGCTTCCTTCCATACATTGACTAAAGATAAAGACTACGCTGAAGAATCATACAATCAGATTAAAAAACGTATTCGTTCTCGTTTCTTATCAAAGGGTAAGTTATTTATTATTACTTCCCCAAAATATGTTTACGACTTTGCAGAAAAGAAATGGGAAGAAGAAAGAAATAATCCCAAAGTATATATGAAAAGAACTCCACTTTGGGAGGCTATGCCTCCAGAATCTTTTTGTGGAGACAAATTTGACTTAGGCAGTTATCTCCCCGCCTTTGCTGGCACCATGGTTCCTGTAGAATATGAATCAGAATTCAAACAGAACCCAGAAAAAACCATGAGGGACTATGGTGCCCAACCCTCACAAGCTATTCAAAGCTTCTTTGCTACTCCAGACATTATTGATACCAATGCTAATTATGATAGGAAACACCCCATTAATCCAAAAGATGGAGAATTCTATGATTGGTTTGTTAATAGACCAAGCCAAGCAAACTATGATTCAGATAAAAGATTTATTCATATCGACCTTGGACTTAATAGAGAAGGAAAGGGAGATGCAGCTGGGTTTGCTATGGGTAAATTTGCTGGTTGGATTGAAGTAAGAAGCACAGCTGGAAGAATAGAGAAAAGACCAAAGATTAAAATTGACTACATGCAAAGGATTGAAGCTGGAGCCAAGCGTGAAATTAAATTTGAAGAAATAAGAAAACTTATTTATAAGATAAGAGACTTAGGATATAACATTAGTAAGATTACCTTTGATGGATGGCAATCAGTAGATAGCATTCAGATGCTTAACTCTGCTGGATTTAATGCTGAAACTCTCTCTGTCGATAGAACTCCAGAAGCATATTACACATTAAAGGCAGCTATTTTAGATGATAGATTAGATTACTATTATTACAAACCATTATTTGAAGAAATCAAACAACTAGAAGAGCTTAAAGGAATGAAGATTGACCACCCAAGACAAGGACGAAAAGATGTTGGCGATGCTGTAGCTGGAGTTTGTTATCATGCAGCACAAGGGACACCTGGAAAAGGTTTTTTAGGTGCATAATATGTTATACTAAAAATGAATAATTTTAGCAGAAAGCTTATTTTTATTTAAAAAAACTGCTAAAAATTAAAAATAGCTATGAAAATACCAAAAATTCTTGAAAAAACCATATTGGGTTCAGACCAAGTAAAAGCTGCAGTTGCTAAAGCAAAAAAGTCAGTTGAAGCAGTGGCAGAGCAAGAAGCTAAGACTAAATATAACAATGAAGTAAACAAATCAGTTAACGAAGCACTAACTGCTGCTAAAAAAGATTGGTCGAAGACTACAGTTAAAGCTATAGATAGAAAATTTGGTAAAGCTAGACAATATGTTTCATCTACTGGTAACTATGGTCAAGAGAAATTTCAAGCAAACAAATATGATTCAGGTAAAAACTTTTCAACATTAACTACATTATTTAGTGACTCTCCAGGCTCTATTCAAAGTGCCTCACGAATGAGGGAAGCTGTTGTTGGTGGAGGATATGTTATTAAACCAGAAGATGGAGTTAAGGGTAAAAAAAGTGATTTGAGAAAACTAATTAAATTTTTTGATATGCCCAACCCAGACGATACAATTGAGACCTTGATAGGAGTATCTATAGAAAACTATTTAGCATACGGTAACTTTTATTGGGAAAAAGTTCCCACAAAAGGTTCATCAAAGAAAAAGAAAATGGATGTAGCTGCACTATACAATCTTGACCCAACTAAAATGAGTATATTGGTGGATGCTGCTAAAAAGAAAAAAGGAGTTCTAGAAAAAAGAGGATACTCAAGAAAGACAGACCAAAATAAGGCTGTCATTTATAACCTTGACCAGATATTCCACGCAAGAAGACCACACAGAAAAGCAGACTTATATGGTAGAGCTGTGCTAGAAGATAACATGGCTACATTACAATTACTTTTAAGAGCTTTAACATTTAATATTAATATTCTTAAAAATGGAGGAAGACCACCATTACAATTAATATTGCCAGAAGATTCAACTGAAGCAGATGCTGAAGCAGTATCAGCTTGGTGGGAAAAGAACTATCAAGGACCACATAACGCTGGTAAGACCTTAGTATCTTTCAAAGGAGCTAAAGCAGAAGCGCTAGGTATTACACCACAAGATATGGCTTACCTAGAACTATTAAGATTTGGAATCAGAGAAGTAGCTGGTCAATATGGTGTTCCATTAATACTTGTAGGATTCCCAGAAGGTACTAACCGTGCCACTGCAGCTGAAGCTAGACGTTCATTTTATATCACCAACATATTCCAACTAAGAAAACTATTATCACAAAAGATAACTAATGAAATTATAAAAGATGGTATGAAGATAGAAGGTTGGAGAATCGATTTCAAATCAGCTGGACTAGAAGAATCAGAAGCTTCACGCAGAGACTTTATGATGGGATGGAGTAAAGGACTATATACATTCAATGAAGCAAGACTATCAATGGGTCTATTACCAATCACAGATAAGTGGGCAGATAAACATTTATTACTTGGTACTAAGAACGACTCACTAATAGAGATAGAAAAAGCTATTGGAAGAGTTCCAGATGAATCAAAACCTGACCAAGGAAACCCTAAAAAGCCTACGGTACCAGGAGAAAACACACCTGAAGGTGATGATAAAACTAATGATGGAGACAAAGAAAACGATTAATTATAAATTGAAAAAAACCTCTAAAAATGGTATAATATACCTAGTTAAAGGTTTAGTAAAAGTAAGGAGGTAAAGTATGGCCAATGGCAATATTCCTAACACAGGACAAAAAACAGTACGTGCTAATATGCAGGTACAATCTTTCATTTCACCAGAAAATCCAACACCGAAACAAATTGATGCGTTAGACTCTAAAGTTAACGCTTTTTTAGCTTCCATAGATAATGCGAAGCGGTTTCTTAATGGACGAAACGCCTACTCTGTAGGTAATCGTAATTATGTATTAGTATGGTATTTAGAAAGAGTTCCAGAACAACCAGTAACTACACCTTTTGGAAAAGGAGTTACTCCAGTTCAACCAGTAAAAAATGACCCAAAAAATAATCTTACCAAAGAAAAGAAAGCTTGATGATTTCGAAGAGGTTGCTCTTCCTACCGTTAAGTGTAGTTTCTGTGGAAAACAAACAACACAGGGACTAAAGCAAATGCAATTAATTCCTGTAAAAGATGGCAGGGTAGTTACTTTACCAAATGGGAAAAAGAAAATGATTCCCGCCACAATGAAAAAGCTTATTTACTACATGTGTACTGACTGTGTAGAAAAAGGCGCTAAGATGCCTGAAAGACCAAAAAGGTGGAAATAATATGGCTATAAAAGAAACAAAAATTCCCAATCAAGATAATACCTTAATGGCAGATAAAAGTGCTGACCAACAAGGACCATTATTGCAAATAGATTTACCAGCACCAGTTAGTGGTAATCCAATGGCACCATTATCAGTAGGACAACACAACTCAGCAGCTCAAAA